GAGTAATGAGTGGTGTTCACAAGCGATGTTACTATGCAATGCGTTTAGAATTTAAAATTTTAGCAAGAATTTGTGGTGAATCACTTCCACCAGAGTATCCATATGATGTTTATGGTGGTCCAAGACAAATTAAAGCTGCAGATTTTGATAACAGAGTCGATATTTTACCTGTTGCAGATCCAAATATCATGTCTATGGCACAAAGAGTGACGTTGGCACAGACACAATTGCAAATTGCAAGCTCAAATCCACAAATGCACAACTTACATGAAGCATATAGACGTGTTTATGAAGCGTTAGGCACTAAACAAATCGAAGCTTTACTCAAACCACCACCAAAACAACCTGAACCACAGGATCCTGCAAAGGAAAATGCACGTTCATTACAAATGAAACTACTTACAGCGTTTGAATTCCAAGATCATGACGCTCATTTAGCTGCACACATGGCATTTATGCAATCTAGAATGGTTCAAATTAATCCACAGGTGTATGCATTACTCCAATCACACATCTCAGATCACGTTTCATTCAAAGCTAAAGCTGAAGTGAAACAAATGTTGATGCAAAATCCAGAAATGGCTGCAATGGCACAACAAGATCCGCAACAATTTGAGATTATGTACGAAGCTGAGGTTGCAAAAGTTGCTGCACGTATCACACAAGAGTTAGTTCAAGGTGAAATGCAACAACAAGCAGGTAAACAAGACCCATTAGTAAAAATTAAACAGCAAGAAGTTGATTTAAGAGCTATGGATCTTCAAAGAAAAGCTGAAGAGACAAGATTTAAGGCCGAACAAGAAAATATGCGTCAAGCACAGAAGTTAGATCTTGAATATAACAAATTACAACAACAAGATGAACAATCTGATGAAAGATTAGACATCGCAAGACAAAAGTTACAGCAATCATGAGGAAAGGATTAAGTGGAGGAGTCAAATCTGGGCCACCGCCTAAGAAAGGACCTAATCCACAAGGAATTAAACTCAAAGATGCAAAAAAACTCTTACGAAAAACTCTCAAAAAAAAGTAAATTAATTTTCTTAGCTGGATTATTTGATGGCGAAGGAAGTTTTGGTATCTGGGGTAAAGGAAATGGCAGAAAAACATTTCAATGCGGTGTTGAGATGACAGATAAAGATAATATAGCTAGATTTGCAGATTTTTTTGGCGGTAATGTTCATAAATGTAAAATCCGAAAGTCTCATTGGACACAAACTTGGAGATGGAGGTTGAGTGGACAAAGGGCTTACGATTGTATAGATCTTTTGATAGAATACATGTGTATTAGAAGACAGGAGAAATACAATGTGGTTAAAAGCAATATCGTTAGCAGTTAAAGCAGGTTCGCACATATATCAGAACCGTCAAAAGACAAAGATGTTAATGTCTGATGCGCAAATGCATCATGCTGAAAAGATGGCTAACGGACAAGCAGAGTATCAAGGTAAATTATTAGAGGCAAGACAATCGGACTGGAAAGACGAGTTCATTTTATTATTACTCTCGGTCCCGATCGTAATGCTCGGATTTGCAGTTTGGTCTGATGATCCAACTCATATGGAGAAAATGAAATTGTTTTTCGAATATTTTTCACAGTTACCATTTTGGTATCAGACAATTTTCGTGGGCGTCATAGCGAGCGTTTACGGACTTAAAGCAACAGATTTAATTAAAAGGAAATAATGCCATAAAATAAAAAAGGAAAAAAGATTAAAAAAGAAATGATTAAACAGTATGGCAAGAAAAAAGGCGAGTCTGTTTTTTATGCTATGGAAAATTCTGGTAAACTTAAAAAAGTAACCAAAGCTAGATATGGTGGTGGTGCTGATATGGGAGACCCAGGAAGAGCTCAAGAAAGAGCTTCAAGAGGTTATGGTGGAAGAGGAGGAAGAAATCCATCAGCTGCAACTAAAGGCAAAGTTTCTGATACAGCTAGAAAAAATTTAGAAGCTCAAAGAAAAGAAGCAAGAGGAAGAATTAGTCCATCAACTACTCCTGCAGGTATGGCTATAGCACAAGGTATTGGTGCTATAACAGGTGTTCCTTATTTTGGTAGTAAGTTTGGAGCTAGGATGGTTGACTACTCACCAATGGCTTTTGGTGTTCCAAAACCTACAAGACCAAAGCAAACAATGATGGCAAGTGAAGTAGGTGGTGCAAGACAATCAATGCAACAACCTATTGCTGGTCCCATAGCAATTAATCAACCAGTAATACCACTTGCTCAAAGAAGAAAAGCAACGGTTTCACCAACAGGTGTTTTTAATTATGGATTAAAAAAAGGTGGAATGCTTAGACAAGGCAAACCAAAATTAGCAAAGAAAGGTTGGAAGTAATGACTAAATTATGTGCAAGAGGCAAGGCTGCCGCTAAAAGAAAATTTAAGGTGTACCCATCAGCATATGCAAACGCGTATGCATCTAAAATATGTGCAGGTAAAATAAAAGACCCATCAGGTGTAAAGAAAAAAGATTGGGGACCAAAGAAAGCTTTTTTAGGTGGTTTAATGGGTAAAAAAGATGAAAAGAAAAAAGAAATTAAAAAAGAAGAAAATATTTTTAAAAAACGTAAACAAGATCAAAGAACTAAACAACAAAGATTAGAAGAATTAAAAAAGGAGATGGGTATGAGTAAAGGTGGTGAAATGGATTACGGTAAACAGAAAAAAGATAAAATGAAAACTAAACCATATGGAATAGAAGATAGAAAAATCAAAACTGAAAGATTAATAAGTCAAAAAGATTTGGCAATATTAAAAAAAGAAAAAGGAATTGGATTATATCCTAGCCCTAAAAATACATCTGCAGGAAAAACTGCTCCACCAAGATATTCAGTTGGCGGTGGTGCTGATATGAGCACAATGAAAAAGAAAAAAAAGAAACCGGCTCCTGGAGGTGGAAGAGAAAGACATGAATATATGAAAAATATTCAAAACCCTATCTCTGAATACGGACCAAAAGGTAAATTAAAATATACAGCTGCTAAAGTTGGAATGAACGTAACTGCAGGTGGTCAATCAGCCATGGGCAGATTAGAAAAATCTGGAATGCGTGGTGGTGGAATTGCAATTAAAGGAACAAATTTTAAAGGTGTGTTCTAATGAACAAAAAGGGGTCATGTTGGGAAGGCTATGTCCAAAAGGGTATGAAGAAAAAAGGCAACCGAATGGTGCCCAACTGTGTTCCTGCAATGAAGACTGGTGGTCTGACAAAATGGTTTAATGAAAAATGGGTAGACATTGGAGCAAAGAAAAAAGGTGGCAAGTATCAAGAGTGTGGAAGAAAATCTGCCAATGGCTCAGGCCGAAAGTATCCAAAATGCGTACCACTTGCAAAAGCCACAGCAATGACAAAGTCGCAAAAGGCCTCTGCTGTTGCCAGAAAAAGAGCAGCAAGTAATACAGGACCCAAACCAACTAATGTGAGGACATAATGTGGAAATGGATTAAAAATTTATTTAAAAAGAAACCTGCATATGAAGAAGTTAAAATAGATTTCTCTAAATTAACTAAAGGGGATTTGAAAAAGCTTCAAGCACAAGGTAAAATAAAAAACATATATGAGAGACACTAAAACTATAGAATCACACTTAGCTGCAGTTGCTAGAGAAAATAAAAAGAAAGAACTGCATAAAAACCTTAGAAAAGAGGTTGAGACAGGGGCTAACGGTACGCAACAATATGTGATAAAAGAAGGTATAAACAAAAATAAAATTGCGAGTACAAAATAATGGAAAAAAAACAACCTTCAGCTGGTGGAAAACCTAAACGTTTTATTGGAAAACGAGATCCAATCGAAGACGATAGAAGAAGTGATAAAACAAGAAGACATAACATGCTTGTTAAAGCTAAAAGAGATGCTGATGCTGCTAGAAGCAGAGAAGCTGCAATGGGTAATAAAAACATTTCATATGTCGGAGATCCGTTTGTGGTTGATGGTAAAAAATTTGATCCTGCAAAAAAATTTCCAGAAACTTACATGAGACCTGAAGGTGCTAAGACTTTTAAAACAGGTGGTATGTGTAGAGGTGCAGGTGCTGCAGTAAAAGGTAAGAAATTTCAAGGCGTTTTTTAATTTGCATCCAGACCTTAAATAATCTATATATTTGCTATGACCATTCGAGGTGATAGCACAGAATACGACCTACTTAAAAAGTGGTGTGAGACATTACCATTTTTCGAAGAACCAAAATCAGTAACAAGTTGTGAGATAGGTGTAAGAGAAGGACTTGGATCTAAAGTTATTATGATGGGTCTAAGAGCAAGACTAGGCACTAAAGTATCTTATCAACATATTGGAATTGATCCTTACGGAAATTTAAAATACCAACATTACGATAACTCACCAGAATATACAGCTGATTATACTGATGGTATGAGATTAGAAATGCAGAAGGACTTTTCTGATCATCCAGAGTTTACGTTCTTTCATATGAAAGACACGGACTATATGAATTTTTTTGCAGCACAAGATAAGGTTTATGATTTAGTTCATTTTGATGGACCACATATGACTAAAGATGTTCTTACAGAAGCTGTTTGGTTTGCAGATAGATCTAGAAAAGGATCTAGATTTATATTTGATGATTTCAAAAAATATGGAATGGAAGATATTTCTAAAGCATTGAGTTATTATGGTTTTAATATTATGGAAGCTGGTGAGAATAAAATAATGCTGCAAAAATTAAAATAATGGATATTGATACAATATCACTTGTTCAAAAGAAGATAAAACTAGAACTTCAGAAACTAAAAGACCACGCTATATATAGTGTTGACACTATGGAGAAGCTACAATATATTAGGGGTCAAATCCGATCTTTAGAAGATCTGCAACAGAGTCTTAAAGACCTGCTGTCAACAACGGAGTATGAAGATGAACAAGTCCACGGAGACACCGAAACGGACTGAAGCACTTCTAAATGCCTACAAGGCAAAAGAAGAAGTCGAAACAGTCCTAGATCCTAAAGCGATCGATAAATCAACCTTAGATAAATTACCAACACCAACTGGATATAGAATTTTGGTATTGCCTTTTGCAGGACCAAAGAAAACCAAAGGTGGAATTATTTTATCTGACACAACACAAGAAACTATTCAGATGACAACCGTCTGTGGTCTTGTGCTAAAAATGGGAGATCTTTGTTATCACGATAAAGATAAATTTCCAAAAGGACCTTGGTGCAAACTAAATGATTGGGTAATTTTTAGTAGGTACGCAGGTTCAAGATTCAAAATAGATGGTGGTGAAGTAAGAGTTTTAAATGATGATGAAGTCATTTCTACAATTGCTGATCCAAATGATATTTTGCACCATTATTAAGGAGGACAAAAAATGGCTGAGATACAAGAAAAAAATCCATCAGTAGATTTAGACACTGATGGTGTTAACGAAGAAACAATCAATGTAGAAACACCAAAAGAAGAAGCATCAGCTTTTGAAAAAAAAGAAGATGTTGATTTAGGTTACACTGATGTTTCAAATCAAAAAACTGCAAAAGAACTTCTACAGGAAGTAAAAGAATCTGAAAAAGAAACAAAACAAGCTGAACCTAAGTTTGAACAAAGACATGAAGAAAAAGATTCTGAGCCTGCTGACTTAGAAGACTATTCTGAAAAAGTTCAAAAAAGAATAAAGAAATTAACTTTTCAAATTAAAGAGGCTGAGAGAAGAGAAAGAGCTGCAGTTGATTATGCCAAAGGTTTAAAAAGCAAGTATGAAACAGCTCAAAATAAGTATGAGGAAACTGATACTAATTATCTCAAAGAGTATAATGCTAGAATTGATGCAGAAAGAGAAAAAGCAAAAACTGCATTGAAACAAGCTTATGAAACTCAAGATACTGATGCGATTTTGGAAGCTCAAGATAATCTTACAAAATTATCAGTAGAAAAAGAAAAAGTTTCTATGACTCTACAGGACAAAGAGTCTAAGAAAAAAGAAGTAGAATCACAATCTGCTCAAGAGGTCGCTCAACCAGATGCACCACAACCAAGAATTAGTCAAAAAGCACAGCAATGGGCTGAAGATAATGAATGGTTTGGATCTGATAGAGTTTTAACTTCTGCTGCTATGGGAATACACGAAGACCTCCTGCAGGAGGGAATTGACGCAGAGACTGATGAATACTATAATCAAATCAACAAACGTATGAAGGAGTATTTCCCTCAGAAATTTGCTCAGGATACGACTGAAGTTAAACAGACAACAAAAGAACCCGTCCAAAATGTTGCTTCTGTTAGTCGTAGATCAGGTGGACGCAAGTCTGTGAAACTCACCAAATCACAGGTAGTTATCGCTAAGAAATTAGGGGTGCCACTAGAGGAATACGCAAAATACGTGAAGGAAGGAGCTTAATTATGGAAAACTACAAAACTTCACGCGAGTCTAGTACGAGAGAAAAATCAACTCGTAAAAAAGATTGGACTCCACCATCCAGTTTGGATGCGCCAGCTGCACCGCAAGGTTATGCGCACAGATGGATAAGAACCTCAACTGCAGGTTTCGAAGATCCAGGTAATGTATCTAAGAAACTAAGGGAAGGTTGGGAATTCGTAAAAGCCGAAACTATTTTAAGTGAGATCGGTGAAAACGACTACCCAGTTATTCATGAAGGAAAACATGCTGGTTTAATCGGAATTGGTGGCCTTGTGTTGGCAAGGATACCGGAAGAGATTTTGAAACAACGTGCTGAGTATTTTAGAAAAATTACTCAAGATAGAACAGACGCGATTGATAGAGATCTTATGAAGGAACAACACCCGGACATGCCCATTAATATTAATAGGCAGTCTAGAGTTACCTTTGGTGGTAGTCGTAAAAAATAATTTTTTTGCATTACCTACCCGAGATAGCTTGGATAATATAAACATAATAGGAGAAAACAACTATGGCAAACGTAAGTGAAAAGTTCGGTTTAAGACCGTACAGAAAACTAGACGGAACACCATTAGTAGGAGCTCAAAATAGATATACTATTACAAGTGGTCACACTACTGCAATTTATCAAGGCGACATGGTTATTCCATTAGCTTCTGGAAATATTGACAGACATACTGCTGGTACAAGTGATGCTATTGTGGGCGTTTTTAACGGATGTTTCTATACAGATCCAACTACTCAAAAGCCAACATACAGAAATTACTACCCAGGTGGTATCGCAGCAAGTGACATTACAGCATTTGTTGTTGATGACCCTGATGCAGTATTTCTTGTAGACGCTGACGCGGCTTTTACTAGAGCAGGTCTGTTTGCAAACTATTCTGTTACAAACACTACAGGTGTAACACAAACAGGACTATCAAAAGTACAATTAGATGTAGCAACTGCAGGTACTGCAACTACATTTGCTGTACAAGCAATTGATATTTCGCAAGATCCAGATAACTCTGACACTGCGACTTCAAATGCTAATATTCTTGTTAGAATCAACAACCACTTTTACAGAAGTGGCACAGGGCTATAATAGAGGAGAATAACTATGGCAATATCACGATCACAACTAGTTAAAGAACTAGAGCCAGGTTTGAATGCTTTATTCGGCCTGGAGTACAGTAGATATGAAAATCAGCATGCTGAAATTTTCTCTACTGAAACATCTGACAGAGCTTTCGAAGAGGAAGTAATGTTAAGCGGTTTTGCTTCTGCACCAGTTAAACAAGAAGGTGCTGGAGTAGTGTTTGATCAAGCAGGTGAAACTTTCACAGCAAGATACAACCACGAAACAATCGCATTAGCATTCTCAATCACTGAGGAAGCAATCGAAGACAACCTATACGATAGATTAGCAGGAAGATACACAAGAGCTCTTGCAAGATCTATGGCAAACACGAAGCAAGTTAAAGCTGCAAATGTGTTGAACAACGCGCAAGTAACTACAGTTACTGGTGGTGACGGAGTATCGTTAATTAACAATGCTCACCCATTAGCAACAGGTGGTACTTTCTCAAACGTTCTTGCAACTGCTGCAGATCTTAACGAAACTTCACTTGAGCAATCATTGATTGACATTGCAGGATTTGTAGACGAAAGAGGTCTTAAAATCGCTGCCTCAGGTAGAAAAATGATAATTCCAAAAGAATTACAATTTACTGCTGAGAGAATCATGAAGTCTCCAATGAGAGTTGGAACTGCTGATAATGACATCAATGCTATCGCTAATATGGGTATGGTACCAGAAGGTTACAGAGTTAATAACTTTTTAACTGACACTGATTCATACTTCTTATTGACTGATATTCCTAATGGACTAAAAATGTTCGTTAGATCACCAATTAAGACAGCGATGGAAGGTGACTTCGATACTGGCAACATGAGATTTAAAGCTAGAGAAAGATACTCTTTTGGATTCTCTGATCCAAGATGTATTTTTGGTAACGGAAATTTACCAACTAGTTAATAAATACTAATCAGTATTAATCGAAAAGGGGCGGGTTTTAATTGACTCGCCCCTTTTTTTTATCTATATGATTACATGGCTCAAATCATTGAAGTGTTTCCAGAACCTATTTATGTAACAGACGAATACCCTTTAGTTCAAGAAGAAGTTAATGTTGTAAAAGATTTTAGTTTTCATACTAATATAGATAATTTTACAAGTGACAGCACATCTGTATTGAAACACAAAGGTCTTAAAAAACTTAATGATTTTTGCCAAAAAAATTTAGAAGTTTTTTTTAAAGAAATTTATGCTCCTTCTAAAGATATAAATATTTATATTACAAATTCGTGGTTTAATGTAACTCAACAAAAACAAAGTCATCATAATCATAAACATCCTAATAGTGTTATTTCAGGAGTATTTTATTTTGCTGCTGATCAAGAGCATGATAGAATAATATTTAATAATAGAACCCAAGACCATTACCATTTATGTGAAGAACAAAACAACAAGTTTAACTCCCTTTCAGTAGATTTTATTGCTAAAACAAGTAGACTAATTCTTTTTAAATCAAGCCTATTTCATCATGTCAATATAAAACCACATTCAGGAGATAGAATAAGCTTAGCTTTTAATTCTTTTGTGTACGGTAAATTAGGTAAAGATAGTTTAAAAACAGGACTAGATTTACCTAAGCCTAATCTTAGTATATAATCAAAACACCTAACAATAAAAAATTATTTGTAGACTGGTTAGGCAGACGGTATAGAGACTACAAATACAACGCTATACAAGGAGAATATTATGGCAAACACTACTTTTTCAGGACCGGTACGATCAGAAAATGGTTTTATCGGGGGAACTAAAAACACAACTACAGGTGCTTTTACAGCAAACTGGACAGTTAATGCT